CTGAACCCATACGACTCCAAAATGGCAATATCAGTTTGGCTGCTGTTTGTGCTTCTGTTCCCACCGCTGGCATCTGGGTAAATATATATTTTATTGTAAGGATATCTGGCCTTAATTTCTTGCGCAAGCGCGTCTGTATCATGTGCTGACACAATTTCATCAATAATAACTAATTTTTCCGCTAATTTTATTCCTACAACAGCACTCATATTACCAATATTAAAATCTACACCAATTCTTAAAGGTTCATTTTGATACTCAGGCAATGTATCTATAGTATTATCTTTTCTTATAAATCTGTCATATACCTGACCAGTTGTAAGGTTAGTAAACTCACCATTAAGATAAGCCTGCAGCATACTGGAATCGTAGTTTGCCTGCATTCGTTCAATAAAATCATCTGGTAAATGTGGATTATCTTGCGTTCTCATTCTTATAAGTTTGCGATCAGTTCTTTCTTGGGCAGCTTCAGATCCAAATGTATTCCACATCCACCTAAAGCCTTCTGGAGTGCTTGCAGCACAGAACTGCCTGACATTACCAGCCCTTAACCTTCCTAAAATCTTTGGAAATGCTCTATCACACACAGATGGTGATACTGTATCTATTTCATCTGCTAATACAAAGGCTAGATTCAAACCAATTATGCGTGACCAGTTCTCGAAACTTCTACATAGTATTTTTGTATCACCTTCAGGCAAATGCAAAATATATTCAGGTAACGGACTAGCTCTAAATGTATATGGTATTTCGTAATGCTCTAAGAACTGCTCAAAATCATTTTGCCATATATCTCTAATTAATGGACCAGTAGGCTCCATAACCGCACCAGTAAAGCCAACATTAAGAGCAGCTAATTTAACACAGACTGCACATAATGCTCTAGTCTTGCCTGCACCATAACCAGCTGATAGTCCAAGTATTTCAATATTGCTATTATCAAAAAACTCTCTTTGTGGTTCGTGAAGATCATTTCTAATATTTGTTAAAAGTTGTTCTATGTCTATTGAAATACCACTACTGCCTGCTCTATCTAATACTGAACCTTCTCTAGTAAGGATACTCATGACATAACTTGTCCAATCTTTGCCATAGAGTTAATACAGCCTAAAGCTACGTTTAATTGATTAGAGTTTCTTGCCTCTTTTTGTAGTGTTGCAAGCTGGCTTAGTAAGTCCGCGGTAAACTGCCTTCTATCAATATCAAAATCTTTCTTTAAAACTATACGAGCATCTTGAATATATTGTTCCGTTTGTCTAAGTTTCAGTCCCCACTCAGCCGCGGTATATTTTATTATTTCTGATCTTGTTACTCCACGTGAAAGTAAAGCAGCTATTCTGTAAGTTCTATATTCTTTTTCTGACTGAGTAGCTTTTTTTTTAGTCACTATTTTTGTAGTTTGTGGAATGAATCTAGCGCATACCAAACGTGAGAGTTTCTATAACCTCCTTGATATGTAGGAATAATAGGTGTTACTCCATGTCTATTTCTCCAAGCTGGATATACCAATAAAGAGTTATCAGTTTGGTCGAATGTGGCATTATAGTCTGGAACATGCAAGTTACCGCCCTTACTGTTCCTCCTTTTGGTAATTATCATATTTATAGCACCTTTTACATTAGCGTGGTCTTGATGAACTGGTGCAGAGATATTGCAATTAGAGATTGTAGAACTAAAATTATTTGCGAAACGCCAGTTATCAGGTATTCTTTGTTGGATTTTCATAGTATGAACATCTGCCACTGTAGGAATATATTTTTTAACTAATTCAAAAGATTTAATGCCAGCTGCATACATAGCTTTAACAAAAGTATTGGCACTTTTTACAGAATGAACAGATGATCTACTTGCGTATGGCCTTCTCATGTGTGGTTTAGGTGGACATGATCCGCAAATAGTTGAATATTGCAATACCTCAGCTTTTTTATTGTGTAGGCCGCTTGACCTTTTCATTTCAGATTTTGGTACACGTTTAGTTTGTATCTCTTTGTCAGCTATATTCACAAGGTTCTGTAAGTCATCTGGCAAAGTTTTTATAAACAAACCCACAGGAGTGCCATCTGGGTCTATTAAAATGCAATCGTCAAAAATATTCGGCTCGTAACCGCCTACGCTATCACCAATTTTTAAAGTGGAAGTAACAGGCTTCAGGATTAGTTCAGGTAAATTCATTTATGTTCTATCCCTTTTGAAACAGTAAACCATTATGCAAGGTGGAAACCAGCTTTCGCCCCACATATTTATATCTTTATCTTCATAGTGAATAGTTTTAAATGGTGCCTCTACTCTATATTTCATCTTCTGCTTATCTATAACTTTCCAGATCTTTGGCAGCATAGGGTCAATATCAAAACTCCATTCATAGACAAGTTTATTAAAGTCACTTTTAGTATTGGTCAATATGGGTATCTCTGCGCCTTCTATATCCATTTTGCAGTTATCTGCTAATACAGCTTGTTCATCAAAATTTAGACAAGATACTTTGATTGCTTTATTACTTTTCTTTTTCATTATTGTATTTCTCCAGACATTACCATTTTGGGCTATAGATAAAGTCGTATCTTTCCTGTCATCGTGTACTAGTGCAGCTTGTTTAATTTTAATCGCATTTTGAAAACCATTTAATTTAGCGTT